GAAATAATTAATAAAATGATGAAGAATAACTCAATCCACTCTTTATCAACTTCCCAGTCTTGGCTTATCGGGATTGAAATTCCACCTAAATTATGAGCCGCTTCTAGCAACTGTTCCATGGTTGATGAATGTTCATATTTACCATAGCTAAACTCATTAATTATATCTAAGCTGCATAACTCTATATTGTCTAAATCTAATTGTTTAGATAAAACAACGACTACAACAAAACAATAACCAATACTGTCTTTGATTTTCTCTTTGTCGTTTCGTGCGATACCAGCACAAAGCTCGCCAAACTCCTCCATCAGCTTGATAAATTGTTTCTGTGGAGTAGAGCCTAAGATAAGGATTCTATCTTCCGCCCATTGAGCGATTTTCCCAATTAATTCTTTTTCTTTCATTGCTTAAACCTACTTATTCATATTAACCACCGGCAAAACATCAACTAAAGGCTCACTTGTGTTATCAAGGCTTTCAGCTAATTCCAATCGTCCGCCAAGTGTTGCGTAACCAATAATGTCTTGCCAGTGGTCTGGTGCGTGAGAATTGCCATTCAGAATTCTCACTAACTTTCCAGCCATCATTGTTAAAGCGTAATACTGCACTCCGTCAATGTTCTTGCGATTTTTATTGATAAGCTCCATTAACGCATTAAACGTAACAGAGCCTTGAATGAAATCACCGTGCGTATTTCTACGCTCATTCAGAATATCTTCTGTTGTTTTCATTTCTGCCCCTTGTTCTTATCTGTGTAATTAACTAACTCACGGATTTTCTCACGCACAAGCTCCAAAGCCTTTTCTAAACTCCGTTCTTTCTCGTGTAATTCCGCTAATTCGTGTTCTGCTTGTTCTTTGTTCATAATTCACCTAAAAGAAAACCGCCTTATTTGGCGGTCTCAATCATTTTCAATACTCGGCTTTTGCTTTCTTTCACGTGAAAAGCAAACCCATCTTTTGTTACTATGAAAGTTAAGTTATTTACAACATCAACACTTTCTATTTCGTCAACAGAAAACTCACCAATCGAACCTGTAATTGACGTTAATATTATCTTCTTATCCATAACTCACCCCTAGAAAGGAATCCCATCTGAAAAATCACCTTGTTCAGCCATTGCACTTAATGGGTCTGGCTTATCAGTTGAATTTTCTTTGTTTACTGGTTCGCCTTTAGATTCTTGCGCCCAATTATTGCCGCTTTGAGAGCCTCCACACATTTCCATTTTGCTTGCGATAATTTCTGTTGTGTAGCGATCTGTTCCATCTTGAGCTTGCCATTTTCTGGTCCTCAATTCCCCCTCAATATAAACTTGACTGCCTTTTTTTAAGTACAAGCCAATAATTTCAGCTAGGTTTCTAAAAGCTATAACAGTATGCCATTCAGTTCGTTGTACTTTTTCATTTGTTTGCTTGTCAGTCCAGCTATTACTTGTGGCTAAACTCATTCTTACAACCGGATCGCCATTTGGTAAGCTCTTCATTTCTGGGTCTTGTCCTAATCGTCCTAGGATAATCGCTTTATTAATTCCAGCCATTAGCTCATTTCCTTAATTAATTGTTGATAATATTCTTGAGCGGCATTAACTCGCTCTTTGATTTCTTCGATGATTTTAATATCACGCTTAACTGTAACGGTCGTAATACGTTTTGATTGTGGTATTTGCTCTACTAAATCAATGTATCGTGTCGGGTCGTCATAGCTTGATAATTGCTCGTATGGAGTAGGAAATAGAACAAAGTCAATTTGAGCCTCTTCGCAATCCCATAGCCACATATAACCTTGCATTTGGATTGTGTAACCTGCTTTTTTGGCTTTTTCTTCTGCCTCGTCTGTGAAGAAAGGGTGAGAACCAATATCCCACGAGCATTTTGTATCAATGATTAATTTTCTGGTCGGAACGTAAATATCACATTCACCAGTAATCCAATCGTTTTCACGTCTTTCTTCGTTTTTCTTTAATGCTAATCCACGCTTGCGACCGCTTAATTTAATAGCCTGTTCTTCAAGTACGATGCCTTTTTCGGTGTACTTGTTACCCTCAAAATCTTGATAGCCAAACAAGTCATATTTAACTATCTTTCTCACCGCACTTTTAGCAGTGGCAGATATACCGCCACCACTTTTCGGTTTAACCATTAAATCAGCAAGCCCAGAGCATCTAGCTTTCAGCTTGTACATTTCCATTTTCAACCGCCTCTAATTCCGCAATCTGTTCTTGACTAAACTCATAAGCTCCACTGTCGCACAAGTCTTGTAGAGTAGTTTCACCATTGATAATGCTTTGTTTGCAGTTGCTAAACGTTTCATCATCTACAACTGCTACAAATTCAGCATTTTGAACGTTATCGCTATATTTGAATTCTTGATTTTCTACATCTTTAACCACAGATTGGTCAGCTAATACTGCTTGTTGCATCTCAACCGATAACGGAGCTTGTTTTGACAACAATAACTTAATCACGGTTTTTAATGCCATCGCCTCAAAGTTGTCATGCCATACGCCAAAGCCTTTTTTAAATGTTTGGCTGTATCGTTGAGCGTGTTTAACGATGTCATCGTGGCTCATATAGAGTTCAGCCGAGAAGTCGTTCACCAGCTTGAAATAAGCGTAATATCCGATAGGGTTTTCATCTTTCTCTGGCTCTTGCTCCCAATCAAACTCAAAGCCATTGATGAAGTCTTTTTTGAGAAGTTGTTTTTTATAGACCGGCAAAGCAACAAGTCTTTTAAACTGCCCAGAGCGTTGAGCAAGCTGAATAAAACCCTTATATCCGATTTGGAATTGAGCCTCTACTTTACGCTCTTTGTTATTTTTGAAAGGCACTATATAGGCAAAGCCTAAGCCGTTTTGAAGTGGTAGGTTAAGCGTTGCAGCCATACAAGCAGCATTAAAAATGCTTGTTGGGTCGGCTGTTCTTAGCATTGTGTTGCTGTTAGCAATCTGCATCACGCTTGTTGCGAATGTTGCTGAATTCTTTCCGACTAGCTGTTCAATTTTCGTTTTGATAATCGGGTTATTAAAAAGCTCCCGAAGTGTTTTAGGCTTAACGGGAGCTTGTACTTGTTGATTTTGATTTGTCATTTTGTTTCACCTTTAGTGGTTAATCGTTGAGAATGTATCCTTTTCGATAATCCTCTTCTAATTGCTCTAATCTATCTTCTGCCATAGCTGGCAGAATTTTAATTCGCATTTCTTCATAGTCAGTACCAAGTGCGACCGCCTTTATAAATTCATCATCATTAAACGCATCATCATCAAAGGCGTTGATAACCTCATCATAATCAAGCATCTTCTCTCTAAAAGCACATATAACATCATCATCACAGTTAGCAATATTTTCTTTAATAGCCTCTATTTCCATTTCTATCGCCCGATTGTAGTCATCTTCTTTGCTGCACTGTCTATCGTAATCATTGAACGTTTTGCGTTCCCAATCGGCTATTATGCTCATTTATCAGCACCTCAATTTTTCCAAAGTATTCTGTTAATTCATCAAATGTAGAAATCAAAGCTCTGCGACCTTGCCACACTATGCCTTTAGGCGGTGCAAGCAATCCACTGTGAACTACGCTTTGTTTTGTATATAGGTAAAACTTAAATTGGCGATGTAAATCAGCACTTGAGAAGTAAACCTGTCTTTCATCTTCTGGCTGGCTTAATCTTTGCTTGGTGTAATCCTTAAATAATTCCAAAGACTTAACCCAAGACTTCATCATTCGAGTTCTGCCAGCCTTTTTCATTTTGTCGCTAGTGCCTTTAGGCTTTCTTTGTTTCTGCCCGTATAGCGGTAATTTGACTTCATTCATAGCGTTAAAATGCTCAATTTGTCGGTTAATTAACAATATTGCATTTTTTTTGTGAACGTTGGGGATATGTAGAGTGGTTAATCACTCCATTAATGATTAGACTTGCGATGAAAAAACCGTTTTCCGTCTCTGTTATCTTGACTTCTGATGTGTATCTAATTCTTGGCATCGTCTAATTCCTTTTGTTTGATGTTTGTGTATGCCACAGCCTCTTGCTTAACTGGCTCTGTAAGGTTCGGTTGGTATTCACCGTGTTCGGCAATCCACTGTATGCGAGCTTGTTCTCGTTCTAACGCTGTCGGCTCGCTTGCAAAACAACAGGAGATTCCGCCAATCAAAAAGGCGATAAACATCGCACAAACAATCTTTGCTAAAGGTCGTGTGATTTCTGCGAATACATCAGTAAACTTTTCCATTTTTTGTTTCCTTTTTAATCAATTTTGTGAATTTTGGGTGTAAAAATCCGCCACACGATTTTTCAAAAGTGCGGTCGGATTTTCCGTTGTTTTAGAAGTCGATTTTTACGGCTTTTGGATTAAAGTCTCGCAAGTGTTGCAGTACACGCCAATTTGTCATTTGGTCGATGTCAAAATCACTTGTGATACGGTTTAAGATTTGATTGGTAGAGCGTAGCACGCTTAAATATTCGTAAGCCTGTCCGTAGATTTGCCCACTCATATTCGAGCCTAAAACGTTAAAAGCTCTTTCAATGTGTTGGAAAGTGCCTACGCCACGTTTGAAAGCAAACCATAACCAAATAAGCTGTTGGAGTTCGTACTCGGTAAATTCAAAGGTGAATTTCTTTTCAACTGGTGGAAGTGCAATAGGCTGTAAGTTCATAATGAACGCCATCGCATTTCCGAATTGGCTTTGTGGAATTTGGTCGTATTTAGCAACCTTGAAAGCAGATTTTAACTGGCGGTAGATTTCTTGCCAGTGTAAACCTGTTCTATGGTGTGCTTGTTGTACCGCAGATTGGATCGCCTGTTGTTGCTCTGGTGTAATTGTGCTTGGTAAAAGTGCGGTCGATTTCTTGTGTAGATTTAAGAACGCACGTAATACAACCAAATGGAATTTTGGACTAATCCACATCGCATAGGCGAGCATCAATTCTTCGCAAGCATAAGTTCCGCCTTGCGCCCCTCTAATGACTTTTAAAGCGATGTTGGAATTCTCACATCGCTCAATTTCTGCTGCGAGATCTTTTGTTGTGTCAAGGCGAATGAAATTTGAAGGTTTATGTTTTAAATTTCCACCGCTTGAAACGTGAAGATCGTTTAAAGAAAATAAGTTTTCGTATGGACGGATTTCTTGATCAAGAATGATAAGTTGATTTGACATTTTTATGCCCCTATGAGTTAGTTTTTAATTCGACCAACCTTAGTAGGGTTGATCGGGCTTCAACTACTGCTCATAGACAGCGGAGCTTATTCCCAGAAGGTATTGTATTAGGCTCTCTCGACCCGATCATTGTAAATGCTCAAATCTGAGCATTTTAAATTTTAGGCATAAAAAAACCGCTATGCTTTCGGGTGCGGATTGCCGCTATGAGTTTGTAGTGCGGTAATCTTAATCCTAAGTTATAGCGGTGTCAATATATAGCAATCTTAACTAATTCAAATCTTCTTCTTTGACGAAAACTCCGTCAATCATTTTCCCTTTACGGTCTTTTATCTGCTCGTAAGCGTACTTTACACACTCCGAAAAATTTAAACCCTCAAATAACGAAATAAT